GCGTAGGCCTTCCTTGATGCGGGCCATCGTCTTCGGTGACAGCGCCTTGTGTCGGTCGCCGATCCGTTCGGCGGGCAGGGTCCAGTCGATGGCGGATGCGGCCGGGAGCCATCCGGGCTCGACAATCTGGCCACGACAGGAGTGCTTCGGGCACATGTAGATGTACTGCGCCCGGTAGCGTCCCCAAGGCTGGTCGGGCTTCTTCCAGCGCTGAACGGACTGCACGAGCTCGTCGCAAGACGGGCACCAGGCGAGCGGGCGTTGCATCGACTCGAGGTCAGGTCGGCGGTTGCCCTTGCGCCAGAACACGACGTACATCCGGTCCCGTGACTGCGGCGCCGGCATACCCATCGACTGGGCGTGCATCGAGTTCAGGTAGACGGTCTGGTGGTCGTAGCCGAGTGCCTCCATCGCGTGGAGCCAGGCGTCGAACAGGACCCACTTCGCGGCGTCCACGACGTTCTCGGTGATGATTGCCCGGTACTGGTGGTACTCGGCGAACCGGGGCACGTCCCACATGGTTGCTCGGCTGCGTTCGGCGGCCTCGTCCGGGAGCGTTTCGCCCCACAGTTCATCCTGCGACGTGATCCGCTTCCGGCCCTTAGCCACTGAGTGGTTCGTGCACTCGGGGGATGCCCAGAGGATGTCTGAGTGCCGGACGTAGCGCGGGTCGGTCTGGGAGATGTCGGCCAGGACGTGGTCCGTCTTGGGGTGGTTGGTGTTGTGGGTCTCGATCGCGAGCGGCCAGTGGTTCATGGCGGTCTGGACTTTGACGCCGGGGACTGCGACTGCTCCGGTGGAGGATCCGCCGGCGCCGCAAAACATGTCAGTCAGGGTGAGCATCAGGCTTCCTTGCTTGAGGGGTGGCGTGGGTCTTCGTCGAGGGCTGCGGCAGCCTGCTCGATGCGGCGCAACCTGCCACGGAAGCCGTTGGTGGTGACGATGCTGCCAAGGTCACGGGCGGCGAGATCGGCGACAGTCATCGTCCGGACTCGCTGACGGTCCGCGGGTGTACGGCGTGGACGTGGGTCAGCGCGTCCTCGTAGTTGCTGCAGGCGTACAGGCAGGAGGCACAGATCCACGTGTCTTGGCGACGGTTGCGTCTACTCTCGCGGCCAACCATGGCGAGGAGCAGGCCGACGATGGCGACGGCAGCAACGGAGATGGCGAGGGTGATCATGCTGCTCTCCGGGGCAGGTAGTAGAGGGTGGCGCGCTCGTTGAGTGCATAGCCGCAGATCAGTACGCTGCTGGCCTCGCACATGGTGCAGGCGTGCCGGGGTTCATAGGCGAGTTCGACGGTTTCGATCACTGGACTGCTCCTGTCTTGAGTTCGGCGACGCGCGCCTCGATCTGGGTGCGCAACTCGGGGTGCGCCTTCCACATGGCCGTCAGTTCGGCGAGGTCCGTGCAGGCTGCGATCGTGGCCGGGGTGGGGACGTTCATCTGCGCCGCGGTGGGCATCGGTGCGGGTTCGGTCAGCGGCTCCACGGGCCACGACTTCTTCCGCCCAACCCCGTTCGCCCGGATCATCACCGTGCGGGGCTTGTCGATGTGCGACAGGTGGCTGATGCGAATGCCGCCCACCTTGTCCCTGCCGTACATGACGTCTGGGTCGCAGTAGAGGGTGAGTGAGCGCCCCGCCCACTGCTTGCCATCGGTGCCCCAGCAGGCGGCGAGGACGTCCAGCATTCCCTTGCTCGGTCGCCAGACTCGGGGGAAGTCGACTAGCCGGATCTCGGCCACGGTCTTGCCGTCGCGGGTGCCGAGCTTTGAGCCGGTGTCGATGGTGAAGGTGCGCGGGTTGACCAGCTCTACCGCATCCAGTTGGTCGCTCGTCGGAGCGAGCGCGTCAGTGATGTCCATGTCAGAACTCGATCTCCAGGTCGTAGGTGGTTCGTTCGGTGGCGGGCAGCCCTTCGACTGCCGCGGAGTAGTCGGCGATCATGTCCGCTGCGTTGTCCTCGAACTGGCGGACGGCGGCAACGATGGCCTGCTGCCATTCAGGGTCGGAGTAGACGCGCTTGGGCCACAGAGGCATCCCGCCACAGAAGGACACGTAGTCGCACCACTTGCGGCCCGTGACGAGCAGCCCGCATTGGATCTGCGCCATGTTCTCGGCGGGCACTTCGCCGGCCAGGATGGATGTGAGTTGGATGCGCGACAGTCGGCTCTTGATCTCAATCAGGCCGTCATCGCCAACCAAGCCATCCGGGCTGTAGCCGATGCTGAAGCCCCAGTCGTCGCGGACGATGAAGCCAGCCTCAATCACGGGCGCGAAGTGCTTGCTGTACGCCTCCCGTGCGATCGGCTCGTCCAGCGTGCCGCGGATCATGTTGCTGGTGGTGAACACAGGATCTGACCAGCCGGTGATGCGTTCCGCCACGAGGAGCGCGGTGATCATCTTGGCCGTGTCTGTGGCCGCCGGGCTGATGGTCGGCGGCAGGGTGGCGGCAGCGAGTGCTCTCCTGTCGTGCGGGACCTTGATCGGTGTGGGCTCTTTGCGGGCCACGCTGATGCAGGGCTCGCCAGCCTGAGCGCCACACTGGGGGCAGTCGGTGCAGGTTGGGTCTGCCGAGCTGATGCTGATGAGCCTGCCGACCATTGATGCGGTGACCATGCCCCGGCGTGCGTCCTCCCACTCGGGGCTGCGCTGCTCGAAATCGTACGTACGTATCACAGTCGGGCCCATCTGCCTTCGATGTAGAAGGCTGTCGTTGCTGTCTCTCTGGCGTTCCCGGCGGGCAGTTCGACAATGAGCTGCTGCCATTCGCGGGCCTGCTTCTGGGCGAGCTCGATCACTCGCTGCTTGGCTTCGTCCTGGGTCATGCGGACACCTCGGCTTCGAGCATCGGAAGCAGCGGGTGAGGTTCGATCGGCTCAACCACCGGCCCCTCGTCGTTGGTGATGTGAACCGGGATCATCGGGAACTCGGCGCCCTCTTTGACGGCCACCGTTTCCCAGCCGCCATCCTCGGCCCACTCGACAGCCCAGCAGGTGTCCGTGTCGATCAGGTCGGGGTCGTCCGGGTAGAACGCCTCGACGGTGGGGTCCGGGTGTTGCTTGTGGCAGTCAGCACCCTTGGTGGCGGTGCAGACCAGTTTGAGACGCGGCTCATCCCAGTCGGAGTTGATGGCGAGGAAGTGCACCGCGTCGGCGGCGGCTGGCTGCTGGTCGGGGCGCCACACGCAGCGCAGCGACACGGGAGGGTTCTGGAAGATGAACCGTGAGCCCACGTCGTACTTGCCGCTGAGGCCACCCATCCATGCGTTCCCGGCGCCATGGATCAGGTAGTTCGGGCTGGACTCGCGCATCTCACGCGGGAACAGGTTCATGTAGTTGTAGACCCACTCAACGACTGCACCGATGGGCAGCGCGTCGAGCTCGGCGGCAGTGGTGATCTGCACGGTCATCTCAGACCGCCGTCCGGAGTGCCACGAACGCGCCACACACGATGTCGTCGCATGAGTCCAGCGGCTTGTGGTGCAGATGGTCATGCCGGGTCACGATGGCCTGGTTGAGGTCTGCGGCGAGGCGTTCCTGCTCGGCTCTACGGTCGATGCGCGGGCCGAGTGATACGACGCGGGTGGCGTGAGTAGCCATCAGCGCGCCCGCCGTTCAGCCCTGGTGAGCGCCATCCACACGACGCGGCCAACGAGCAGGCCAGAAGCGAAGATGGTGTAGGTGAGGAGGAAGGTGGCCGCTGTGGGCAGATGCCAGATCACAGCGCACCGGCCTCAACGACGCGCCCACCGACGAGCTGATACCAGGCACCCGGCTTGATCTTGATGCCGTGCTTCGTCGCACCCACCTTGACCGAGGCGTGGCCGATGATGTGCCAGTCGTCGTCGCGTTCGATCAGGAACAGGACGCAGCCTCCTGCGCCCATGGCTCGGCAGTTGGGTCCGGCTGCGACGGCGACGGAATCGTCGCCCGTGGCCGACGCCGCACCCCTGTCGCCCGTGGCCGACGCCGCACCCCTGTCGCCCGTGGCCGACGCCGCACCGCTGTAGCCCGTGGCCGACGCCGCACCCCTGTCGCCCGTGGCCGACGCCGCACCCCTGTCGCCCGTGGCCGACGCCG